GTGTGATCAGGCATGGCAGGCACTACGTGTCTTCCAGAACCTGAAAGTAGAGGACCTCGGTGAGGACCTCTATGTACTGTCATCAGACTTAAAGTCTGCAACAGATGCAGTGCCAATTGAATTGGCACGCGAACTGATCATAAACTTTATGATTGGTGCAGGCTTCACTAAGTGGAGCTTTCTCGCCGATCTTATCGGTGAACGACGCATTTTCATGGAAGATGGGTCTAATCATATCCTTCGAAGAGGGATTATGATGGGAGAGCCGTTTTCAAAACTAGCTCTTATACTCGTCGGACTTGTAGCCGAGGAGATTGCGTATTCCGAACATTGTGGTCTACGTTTAGATCGCCCCATTGGGGAGAAGCTAACACCCTGGCGTGCTTTGCACCTGGGAGGAGATGATCATATAGCAGTTGGTCCTAAGGGCTACTTGCATACGATCACTAGTAATCATAGAGCCATGGGCTCTATCATTTCACCTACTAAGCATAGCATTAGTAGGAGCTATGTAGTGTACACGGAGCGTGTTCTCTACTTTGGCCAAGGTGTAGTTATTAACTACCCTGTCTGGAAAGTGCTTAAGAATCTTAGCACTTCCATATTCGTAGATGCAGTTAAACTGCGTCTACTATCTCCCTTTAGCAGAGCTACAGAGAGCATGAATGATAAGAATATAGCCATTGGCAAAGCCATAGGACTCTCGAAATCATTCTCATATTTGTCAACTCCAGAGGAGGTGGCAATTGGAAGAATCGCCATTGGCAGATTCCGATATCGGTTCAGGTCATACCTGCCGAGTACACACAGAAGGAAGTTAACTGCCTTCTGTGCTTTAGCACCAGCCCTAGGAGGGTTGGGGCTCTGCTTAGATATAAGTAAATATCTAAGTAATCAGGCACCAATTATTAATTGGGCCTTGCGCGCAGTAGCTCTTGGGATTCCCAAATCGCACAAAGTGCAAATGCTACTCGGGTATGTCATGAAGAACTCTGTTCCTCGCGGCATGAGCGATGACGGCTGGCTGGCAGAAGTCATCGGGCAATTTGTGGATTATCCACAAATGATGAATGCCCTGACCATGGGTCAGGTCAAAGAACGATATGATCCCGAAGGGACCATGTCGATGAGACACGCACTCCATAAAGCTGAGCTTGACGATGTAGTGTCTATAGCGTCGATACCATCAGTGGTGGAACGACCCTACTTATTCAGAAGGCTATTAGTCAATTCTGAGCCGTCGAAAGCGTATAATACGGTTCCGATCCGCAAGCGTTTTGAATGCCTTTGGGGAAAACTTGAACAACTCCGTGAGTCCGTTCAAGAACTAGCGTGCGATGATTCACCGCTAACGCTTGAAGAGTATCA